TGGGTGAAGCCTGACCCACGGTGGGGTGTGTATGGCATCAGTGGCGGCTTGATTGCCTTGTTCATGCCTGATGGAGGAAGTCCTAGCTATGCCACCAGTTTGGTGGGATTCTGGATGCATCCTCCCATCACATTGAATGAACGCATGGTGTTGTCACCACAATTCTTTGTGATGGCAAGTCCCATTTCATATAATGACATGACAAAATTAGTTACTAATAAAGCCACCAGTATGATGGTGGGTAATTCATTGGATTACAAAATCACAAAACGTTTCGGCGCTACGTTTGCTCATCGTGTGATGATTGTGAACGGGCAAAAACCTTTAAACTTCCTACTTGTAGGATCGAGGATGACACTATGATTTCTGAAAAAACTTTATTGGAACAAAGTGCTTTATTTGCTAAAGTTAGTAACTGTGCCTATCAAGATATAAAGGGAATGAAGGAATCATTTCCAGATTATCATATTGAATATTATGGATATAAAGGTGCTGATGCCTATACATTAGAAAATGATACCGACATGATTATTGCTTGTCGTGGTACAGAAGTGAAACAAATCGCCGATGTGAAGGCGGATTTAAGCATTTCCAAAACATCTGCCAAGGTGGGAAAAATTCACATTGGATTCAATCATTACGTGGATAAAATCTGGTCAGGACTTCTATCACGTGGTGTAGTGGCACGTGAACATAATCGAAAAGTTTGGATGACAGGACATAGTTTAGGTGCCGCCATGGCCACCATTATTGCCTATCGGTATGCCACCATGGATTTAATTCCCAATCCTTCAGGGTTGTTCACTTACGGAAGTCCTCGGGTAGGTGATAGAAAGTTTGTGAACTATTTCAATACACTCCCATTTGAACATCATCGTTGGGTGAATGATGGTGATATTGTTACGAAAATCCCATTTGCTCCTTTCTTCTATCATTGTGGAAAAATGCATAAAATAGATGTGAATGGCACCATTCACTTTGATTATGAACGCACCTTCAATCCCATGAAACTTCTAGGATTGACAAGTCCACGTGGTATTCTTAACACCATTATGGGTGACGCCAAAGACCATAGTTCCGACTTATACAGAATGCATCTCTCAGCAGCACTGTTGTAAGTTGTTGATTTTCAAGCACTTAGCGGGGTCTTGACAAAGGCCCCGCTTTTTGTTATATTTCATCTATAACTTCAACACGAGGATTTCATGACTTCCGACATGATGGACCCGAATCTCTGTATCTGTGGTGAGGACATGGCGTTGGACGTGGAGTTCTGTAGCAAGGAATGTGAGCGAGATTATCATGACATGCTGGCGATGCATCATTATGAACGTGAGCTGGAGACGCAGCACACCATGTATGTTAATCTGGAGACAGGAGCTTGGACTTCATGATTAAAATCACCAGCATTCACAATCCCGCCATCGCTGTGTTGAATGGTAAGACGATAGTGATGCCTACTTGGACCGTGGTGCCTGATGGTACCACGTTGGATGACATTGATTGGATCCGTCCTGTTCAGGTGAAGGCGAAGGTGAAGATGAAGCATGTAGGCAAGTATATTGTGAACATTTATGATAACGGGAGAGTAACATGCGATTGCCCTGGGTTTACCTATCGGAAAAAGTGCAAGCACTCCGCGGAGTATTTGGCATGACGGATGGCATGTGGATTCACCGACAAATTCACAAGCATGACTTATATGAAACTTGCATCAGCTGCAAGGAGTTGACTGGTACACCAAAAACGCTTGACATTCAGAAACGGTTATATTACATTGAAGGTGCAGGCCAGATGTGTCGAGATTGTTGGGAAGCCCTTTACCCTTTGCCGGAGAAGAAATATGACGAACTTGGTTAAGACGAATGACCTGAAGAAGGGAACCCGTGTACGGCTGGAGAATGGCTGGTATGCCACGCTGGTGGACAATGCCCGAGGCAACACGCGTATGGCCACTGTGGAGGGATATCACACCGAGACGGGTAGTGTGTATGCTCATGACATTGTGGAGGCGGAGATTGCCAACGCCTGGGTGAGCATCACTCACACGCCTCAGCAGCAGAAGATGAAGCAGGCTGTGAAGACCTGGGGATTCTAATGCTATTCAAGATTAGTGTGGTTCTGGTTGCATTGTTCGCCATTGCAGTATTGATTAGCGCCATGATAGCGCACGTGAGCTACGAGATAATGAAACGCGACGAGGAGCGAGACATCTCATGAACATTGGATTGAAGATTTTTCTTGTGAGTACCATTATCATGCTCATCCTTGACAAGGTGGTGAAATGAGTGCCATAGGACTTTGGTTGAGTCGAGGAAATGCAGGCTGGGTGTCGGCAGCAATTGGATTCGCCATCATCATTTATCTAATCATCACTGAGGATTAAATGTCAAACAAGTGGGAGTATCTGGACGAGGAGTACGAGGAGTATCAGAGCTGGGAGCCCATCCGAAAGGATAATAGCCCCACAGGTAGCCTCACCGACAATGTTCGATACGTGGAGCCGAACAGAAATGGTGCTCATAAGCGTGACCGTGAACATCGGCGTCGAATGAAAGAGTTCCAGGATGCCTAAAAAAAAGAAACGGGGACGCCCTTTGAAAAAGGTGAAAAACCGCCCCATTTGCTTGAATCCAGGTTGTGGAAGATATGTCACTCATTGTGGCACGCGTTGGCGACCATTCTGTGTAACGTGTCATATAGCAGGATACAAGAAACTACCACTCCCTGCAGGTGTCACCCCATTTAAAACAGGAAAATGCAGCAATTCTGATGGGCATTTGGGGTTTGTGTGTGGGTGGGATTATCAGAAATCACCCTGGGCTATAGGTCTCACACAAGTGGATCATAAAGATGGCAATCATTGGAACAATACACCAGAAAATGCCGATGAATTGTGTGACCCGTGCCATACCATGAAAGGCATCTTACAAGGTGATTATAAATTGCAAAATAAAAACAATTAAGCCCCGTGAGGGGCTTAAGCCCCGTGAGGGGCTTTTTTGTTGTGTATACACAACATTATATGTGCCTGCCAGCTTGTCCCCGAGCACGTCCCAGTACCCATCCTGGAGGCAAGGGAAATGTAATGTTCATGAGATGTTCTCGACCAGCTGGATCCACCATCCATCTGCGTTTCATTTTCCGCATCTGCCCCCAGCTCATTTTTCTCCTGGTTTGCATGCTATGCTTTCTGTTGTACATGGGGTTACCATCTCGCAAATACATCATCTTCTTGTTTCGGGAGATGTTCGCTCTGTGACTTGCTGATAAACCCCCAGCATTGGGATTGTTCTTCCCACGTTTCTTCTCACGCATTCGTTCTCGTCCTTCTGGCGTGATGCCTGTGTGTTGTTTCGTAACCAGATCCAACACTTCTCGGGATTGTTTCGCCACCCAGCTTCTGGCATCCTGAATGGTTCTGAATGTTCTAATCAATTCCAACCCAGGATGTTTCTCACGCAGTTCCCGATGTGTTTTCTCGGAAATCAGAAAATGATTGTGTTGTAAATAAATGAAAATCATACAGGTAACAATCGCCGCACATCCACCCCATGGTTCCTGAGATGTTCCAATCCCGCAGCAGACCCGTAATTGTCCAAGTAATAGACTTTTTTAATGCCTGAGTGCACAATTTCCATGGCGCAATTTCTACATGGCGCATGGGTCACAAACAACACGAAATGTCGCTTCCGTTGATACCAGGACAACTTCTTTAACGCATTCACTTCGGCATGCACCACCGTATCTAACGTTACGTTGTCCAGCTCCATCTGATTATCTTCACCCTCGGGCGTGCCATTATACCCCAGACTCACAATGGTTCTGCGTTTCATGTCCCAGATGACGCACCCCACTTTCGCCCGTGTGGCACGACTGTTTCTGGCTAACCGCTTCACCACGTCCACGCAAAACAGCATGTCTTTCTGGTGCATCAATGATTCCACCAACGCACCATGCCCAGGGTATCCACCCCGAGCCAGATGATGTTTACAATGAATAATGGTACATCTCGCTTCAAGTACATTTGATGCACCATGCCCGCATGTCCAAAAAATAGTAGAAAGTAACTAAAACTCATGGGTACGGGAGCTCTACTGGCTAATAACAGTCCACCAATGACCAATATCACGACAGCAGCCCATTTTCTTTGATGTATTCGATGTTCAGCAGTATGCGTGAGAGAAATGGGTTGTAAAGAGAGAAATTTCATTGTTTTCCAGTCCAGAAACGAGTGAAGTATTCCATGAGAAGATAGCACATGGCAAATAAACTAATGGTGATGATTCCCAGTAGTAGAATGGGAATATATACTAATGAAAAGATAACATGCCGCATAGAAAGAGTCAATGCTGAAGGTGAAGTGTTGTATATCCATGAAACATTGTTATGGATACACAATGAAACAATTGTGGTTGAATGAGATGCACACCGATATTTATATTAACCCATAAACAACTTTATATGACAAAGTTAACTAGAAAATTAACCAAAGAAGAAAGAGAAATGCAGGCTCTCTTGAAGAAGCTCCGTAAGATGCCGAAAAAAGCTCCAGCAGCTGGCAGATATCATGACCCCACCACCATACGCAATGACGAGGGATTGGAAGAAGCCACTGAGATATTCCGAGAAATGAAACGCAGAGAATTTTAAACGCGGGTGGAAACGCGGGATATAATGCGGGAAAAAACGCGGGTGGAATGCGGGACAAAGTGCGGGAAATAGTGCGGGAAGAAACGCGGGATTTTTTGCGGGATGGGCGCGGGTCATGTGTTCGTATGCGTCACGTGTGCATATATGCGTGACGTGTGGATACGTGCGCGGGATGGTGAGATAGATGCTTCAGATGCTGAGATGGCGCTTCAAGCGCTCAGAAAAGCGCTAGCGCTCCTGGGGCGGTGGGGGCCTGGGGCGCAACCCGACACCAATTGTAACAATTTCGTAACATTTCCATTTTTTCTGTTACAATTCCGTTACAATTCCGTGACATTTCTGGTATTGTGTTTTTCTTGGGGTGGATGTATCTTACAGGGTACACTACAACAGGAGATGACATGGACGCCGTGGCGCTGTATCGAGCAGAGAAAGAAAGAAACAGAAAAAACAACATCCTGAAGCGCTTTGCATATAGTCGCCCCCTTTGCGGCTACTGCGGCGACTACACGGCCCATAATATGGGGACGGAGCGCGCTGATGGGAGCAAGAAGCTCCGCCGATATAAAGGCATCCCAGAATGCAATCGCTGCTACTCGCAGCGTCGCGGTGCTTCGTCGCAGCACCCGTATGCCGCACGAAAGGACGTGTACGCCTACTGAGGTGGACGGGGGTGTGTCGAAATGACACGCTCCCGTTATCATTTTCCGTTACAATTCCGTTACAATAGTTTTCTTGTGTTTGTCGTGATTCTGTAGTATATTGACGTACATTCAACAAGAGAGAAAAAACATGACGAAAGAAATCAAGGAAATGTATTTCAACTTTGTAGATGAGTTCAAAGAGGAAATCGCACAGGCAGATTTCAAAGTTCTTGACTTGTACGAATACGACGAGTTTGTGTATTTGGACACAAGTTTGGGAATCTTCACAAGAAAGTTCGAAGATGATATTGAATATGAAATCGTAAGGGCTTTAGAGAGTTTCAATAGTAGAAATGATTTCATCACGTTTGGTTGGTACGAGACTGACTACAACATATAAGAGAGAGAAAAGAGGGGCGTAAGTCGTTGCAAATCAACAACTTAGCGCCGTTACAATTCCGTTACAATCGCAGACTTGTGAAATGGCGCCCCGGGACGTAGATTGCGCAGCATCACACTCAAGGAGACAGAAATGACCAGCACCCACTATATCGTCGTCCCGCAGGGTTCTCACCTTTCTCCCGCCTTCGCCATCCGTGACATCCGCACGGGGTTCGTCGTCGCGCAGGGGTTCCCGACCGCTTGGGCGGCCGAGGACTACATCACCCATAACGGGCACATCGGTGGGTATCCCGATGACCCCACGTTCAACTATTGAACTTAGCGTCGTTACAATTCCGTTACAATCGCAGACTTGTGGAATGGTCGTTCAGGCGCTAGATTGCGCAGCATCACACTCAAGGAGACAAGATGTCCAGCTATTACGATAAGATGACCAAGTTCCTCGACGCCGCGTACCGGAAGCACGGCACCCACGCCTACGCCGCGGGCTATCTCGGTTCGCTGGCGAGCAACATGGTGTACGAGATGAAGCAGCGCGAGCAGTATGACATGGCAGACTATTACGAGCGGCAGCTCACCAACGCACTCAAGGAGATGAACTAATGGCAACGCGTTCCAGCATCGCAATGGCAACTGGTGAAGGCATTCGCAGCGTGTATGTGCACTGGGATGGCTACCCGGCAGGTGTCGGCGCCACTCTGGAGACGTACTATCAGGATCCCGACAAGCTCAGCCGGCTCATGGATCGCGGTGACATCTCGGTGCTGGCTCCGGACATTGGCGAGGGCAACAGCTTCGACCCAGGCAATCGGAACGAGGAGGTTTGCTTATTCTACTCGGATCGTGGTGAGGATAGTCCCGCCATGCTTCACCAGAACATTGGCGAGTGGATCGACCACCGTGAGATGAATGGATGCGAGTATGGGTACTTCTGGAATGGCAATCGGTTTCTGCATTACACTCTCAACAAGTAAGGAGAACAATATGTACCTCAGCACCATGGTGCGCGACTTGTCCGACCATCAGCTCCGTGCACTGATTCTGGAACTGGATGAGATGCGCCTGGGTCTGGAGATGGGCTCGGAGCAGTTTCGGTTCATCACTGCCGAGCTGTGCGTGGCTCACGACGAGTGGTTCCGTAGGGAGCAGGATTACACTTCCAACCTGGTAATGAACTAATGGTAAATCGTAACGTGGTAGGGTTTGTGAACATCTCGGACGTGCTGGAGCATCTTGGGTATTCCGAGGATGAGCAGGATGAGATACTGGATGCTGGGTTCAGCAACGTCACTTGGGGAGATGCTGTTTACACGTTGATTGGCAACAAGTTTGCTTTGCATTGCCTTCACGCTGGCAACGTGTATCTGGACAATCCTCTGGCTGAGGATGCCATCAATATGCGATATTGGGAAGTGGTGGGACAGGATGATTACATCAACATGGAGACGTACCGATGAGCTACGAGGAGTATCTGGACAAGCGCAGTCCCCGTGAGAAGCTGCAGGATGCCTATATTGAGCGCGTCATTCAGGACTTGGATTGGGGTGACCTGTGGCAGTATGCATACGACAAGCTGTCGGAGGAGATGGATGAGTATAGCGACGAGGGTTTGAAGGAGCAGGTTCAGGATAGTTACCCCGACCTTTTGGAGAATGAGTAATGGATCAGCATTTCACGGACGCGGAACGCAAGGCCATCACCGACGCCTACATCCACCGGGTCATGGATAATATGTCCCTGGCAGAGCTGTGCCAGTTTATGTATGAAAAGCTGGACGAGGAGTTGCATGAGCTGAACGATATTCAGCTGGAATCGCAGGTTGCTGAGTATGCGCCGGATATTATCGAGGATGTAATGTTTCCCACCATCAAGGAGAAGTAAAATGGCCAAGACCTATCGCATCACCATTGAATACACCACCATGAGCGACATGGATTCAGGTCCCGACTATTGGGATTGGCCTGAGCTGCTGGATCTGTCCAACGAGGAGACGTTCGGCGTCTGGGTCAACAAGGTGGAGACGAACCAGGACCATGTGCGATACATCAAGGAGCAAACCGATTTCGCGGAGGCGAACTAACATGCAAGGTATTTACGAGGGTGAGGAGTATCGGCAGGCCATGAAGGAAGCCAAGGAGGAGTTTGACAAGTGGGAGCGGAACAAGCGCCGGGATCATAAGATGTCCAAGGAGAAATACAAGGCGCAGCGTCTGGCAAAGCTGCATATGATGGAGATGCTGGGGCGCTAAGTTGTTGATTTACAAGCACTTAGCGGTGCTTGACAAATGGTGAAAAACCATTAAATTGCATAGCATAACACTCAAGGAGACGCTGTGAAGCTTTTGGGAATTGCCAACACCAAGACCATGAAGGGCGAGAAGTACGGCTACCAGACCTATATCATGCACCTGGCGCCGAGCACCCTGTCGGGTTATCAGGTCTGCCCCATGGCGTCCCCGGGTTGTGCTGAGGCGTGCCTGAACCTGAGCGGGATGGGCAGGTTCAGCAACGTTCAGGCGGCGCGTATCGCCAAGACCCGCTACTTTTTCGAGGATCGCAAGGCGTTCATGGCTCAGCTGGTCAAGGAGATTGGTGCCGCCATTCGCAAGAGCCAGAAGGCGGGGCTGAAGGCGGTGTTTCGCCTGAATGGCACCAGCGACATTCGCTGGGAGCAGTATGCCGTGGTGAAGGATGGGGTGGAGTATCGGAACGTGATGGAGGCGTTCCCGACCACGCAGTTTTACGATTACACCAAGCTCACCAATCGCAATTTCATTCCCAGCAACTATCACCTCACCTTCAGCCGCTCCGAGGTGAACCACATGGACACCATTCGGATGATGTCGCAAATGAATGTGGCGGTGGTGTTCGACACCATTCCCGACAAGTATATGGGCATCACCGTGGTGGATGGGACGGAGACGGATCTCCGATTCCTGGACCCCAGCTTTGTTATCGTGGGCCTGAAGGCGAACGGCAAGGCGAAAAAGGATGCCTCTGGGTTCGTGGTGTCGGGTGCCGTGTCGGATCTGGTGTCGCTGACCCGGGCGGCATAAGCGACACCACTGTCGTGATGCTGTCGCTATTGACTTCCTGACCATTTTCCATTAGTTTCAAAGACACTCCAAAACAAGGATAGCAAATGTCTCTGCAGATTAAGCGCCGTGGTCGTCCTAGCAAGGCTATGCTCGCGGAACGTGCCGCCAAGGCTACTGTCAAGGCGCGTACCGATATCGAGGTGCTTACTGACCTCAAGGATCGCTTCGATATGCTGGGCAAGCTCACGCATGGCGCCATTTCTAGCAACATTCGGAGCATGGTGGTGACAGGTGCCCCGGGCGTGGGTAAGACTCACACCGTGACCAGCATTCTGGAGAAGATTCCTGAGCAGCGGCGCGAGACGGTGAAGGGTGCGCTCAGCGCCGTGGAGCTCTACAAGCTCGGCTACCGGATGCGCAAGCCTGGGTCCGTGATTGTTCTGGATGACGCCGACTCCATCTTCACCGACGAGGATGCGCTCAACATCCTGAAGGCGCTCTGCGACAGCTCGGCGATCCGGCGCGTGTCATGGTTGAAGGATTCCGCCACGCTTCGCCAGGATGACGTCCCGCAGGCCTACGATTTCCATGGGAGTTTCATTTTCATCAGCAACCTGGATTTCCAGAAGTATGTGGATGCTGGTGGGAGCAAGTATGTGGCACATTTCGAGGCGCTGATGTCTCGCAGTTTGTATCTGGATCTCCGTCTCCATGATAGGCAGGCCATCTCCCTCTGGGTGGAGCATATCGCCACCACTGGTAAGATGTTTGAGCGTGAGGGCATCACTGCATCCAAGGGTCGGGAGATTCTGGAGTTCCTGAAATCGAACCGTGACGAGCTCCGCGAGTTTTCTCTGCGTACCGCCATGAAGGTGTGCCAGCTCGTGAAGTCGCATCCCGAGGATTGGTCCAGGATGTCTCGTATTCTACTCTGCCGATAAGGAGAACACAATGCGGAAACTAGATGTGCTGAAACTGGAGCTGCTGCAAGAACGGATGAAGGAGTTGGACGAGCAGCGCTCCGAGATTGTGGAGGAGATTCTTCGTCTAGAGCAACAGCTCATCAAGGCGCTAGAGAAGGATCCTAGGACCCTGAACACCAGGTAGGGCTATAACCCGACTATGGAAATCTCTAGTCGGGTTTGGTCATGAGGACGACATAAACCCCCCATATACACATTGCTTCTTTATACCTGACCATGGAATTCTCCCAGATTTTCTAGAATTCTCTATTAAAAAATTTTTCTGCGCAATTTTTCCATTTCTATACTTTTCCAATGGCTCCCACCACATTTCTACTATTCCTGACAGGCATCTTACTATTTCCCTTGTCTGTGTTTCATTCTGACCGATTTTCTCCCAGATTCATTGCTTTCACGGGAATCCTATCTTTCATGATTGCTTGTCTTAGCATTTTCATGATGCTTTTCATCATTGTTCGATATCTTCTAGGAGTGTGATACATGAGAAATCAACGAAAAAGCTATGTTTACACGGCGTTTTGCAACCATTATAAGTATAGTACAGTGGTGTACGCCAACTCTGTGAAACAGGCGCGAACGTATGGATACTATGAAGCCAAGAAAGTGATGGGCAACAGCGCCGTGATTCGTCGGGATCTAGTGGAGGAGATGAAACAGTAAATGTATTTAAATGCCAACATTCCTGTGATGAGTTGTTTCGTCCGGGGAGAATATCTACAAAATCATGAGCGCGGACACGGGGAGTTTTACCCGTGTTTGGCGTTTGCCATTATTAGTCGTCCTGGGGAAGCCACGTTGTTCAACATCCTGATGGAAGATGGGGGCGTTTGGTGGGGTGTTCCGGTGAGTGCCTTGTGTTGGAAGCACTGCGAGCCACGACCCTTGGAACAACTGCAACTCTGGAACTCTTTCAGCTACAACGTTGCTGTCACCACGTTTGCTGCTTTGAGTGGATTAACCTGTGTCTATTATGACAGGGATAACGTGAAACATGCTGGAGAATATTTGTTCACGATAGATTGGGCTCAGGGAGATTACTCCGAGCTGCGTTATGGATATGCCGAGACACCTGACAATCATAAATGTGGTCATGTCATCAAGCTGGATTCCGGCCATTATGCCATACAACCCAACAACAGAATGCGTTTCTTTGACCCGAGTTTCACGGTGAAGAAAGACTTGGTGGTGCACAGGTTGATTAATCATAATACATATCGGGTGGAAAATTCCCCTAAATATTCCACGGAAGATAGCAATCATTTCTATTATGACATCATCCGGGATGAGTAATGGCATCAGATTTACGTCCAGCTGAATTGTTTAAATACGATTATCGTGTAAACAAATTTCTGGAAAAATACACCACGGAATCTCCTTTCACCACCACGAAAAACACCAAGGTGGTGTTGCTGATGCAACATCATATTCTGGAGCTGGTGAAGAAGCGTGATGCTCGCACCTTGGTGAAAACTCCATTAATCACGAAAACCGGACAGCATCTCATGTTTTCCGAGCTGGCAAAAACCTCGGAATTTGGAGGACGTGGAGGTGGAGGTGTCACACAACTCCCGGTGGGAGAAGCAGTGCATGGCTTGTTATATCGCATGCATCATTTGGATGCTTCATATAAGTTGTATACACCCACAGCGGCAGAACGTGGTGAATACATGGTGTTGCAAGACATCAATCAATATATTGCACATTTGGAAACACCCATCACCATGAATGTGAATGGCAAATTGTTGCACAACATTTATGGTGCCAACAAAGTGGATGGCACACCCAAGGCGGACATTGCCTTGGTGGCATATAATGCTCAAAGAAAAAAGTTTGAAGAAGTGTATTATCTTTCTCATAAACTGGGAAATGATGCCAGTGGCTTCCAACAATATGGTGGTATCACACCAGATGCCGATGGCAAAATGCCTGGATCCATTTCTGAACACCCAGAAGTGTTGGAATTTCTGGCTCGCTTGGCAAAAGTGCATGACCGTGTGTTGAACAATCGTGAACGTTTCTACATGAACATCCAGGATGATGTGTTGATTGGACGTGCCGTGTATGGACCAGAATTTCCTCGTGGTGTGTACACGTTGGATAACATTCAAATGATTGCACAAGGCAATCCTGTACTACGCCCACAAGGTGCCATGCATTCATTAACATTTTCTGCTGCAGCCTCCTCGTTTTCACCAGACATTTCACATTTCAAATCTGGTCCTTATCAAGCTGTGCTGGGTGCCACATATCGTGCTGGTAGAAGATTCACCAGTAATGGAAAAAATTATGCTGATGTTCGTGTCAGCATCATGCCCATCAAGTTGCTGGGTGGTAACGCAAAAAACATTAAAACACTTGACAATTCCACTGAAGTGAAGTAACATTACTAGTATTCTTTGTCATGGAGAAATATATGCGAACTTGTGCTCGGTGTAAGGCTTTTATTCCAGAATCCAGATTGGAAGTGCTACCTGATACACAAACATGCGTGAGTTGCTCAGGTGTGCAGAAATATGTGGGCGCCATGGTGTATGACCATAAAACGGCAGGGCGTGTGGTGTTTGTCCGTCCTGAGAACAAAGAAGCTGTACATACACTAACACGTTTCGTGAATCGGGGAAGATGATATTATGATTCGATATGCCGACATTGTGGTGGATCTTCAGGCAGGTGACACAGGCAAGGGCAAGGTGTCACATTGGTTAGCCAAACAAAACAAATATGATGCCGTGCTTCGATATAACGGCGGTGCCAATGCCGGGCATACCATTTACCACCAAGGACAAAAGGTGGTAACTCATCAAGTGCCTGTGGGTGTGTTCTATGGCATTCCCAGCATCATTGGCGTGGGGTGTGTGGTGAATCTTCCGAAACTTCGTGATGAAATTGATATGTTAAAGCATCTCGGGTTTCAAGCTCCCATCATGATTGATGGAAGATGCCATGTCACCACAGAAGAACATATTCGGGAAGATAGTGATGACACGAAGATTGGTACCACACGCCAAGGCATTGGTCCCACCTACCGAGACAAGTATGCCAGAACTGGCACACGCATCGCCAATTTTTTGAAATATAACAGCTGGGACCTTCCCTATGACATGATTGACACCTATAGATATTTTCATGGTGACAATCGTGAGGTGAATGTGTTGTGTGAAGGAGCTCAAGGATTTCAAATTGACATTGATTGGGGTGATTATCCCTATGTCACCAGCTCACATTGCACTTCTGGTGCCGTGGCGTTGAATGGTGTTCCTCCCAGAACCTGGAGAAATGTCTATGGTGTCATGAAGGCATATGAGACCTATTCAGGATTCAAAACCCATTTCACAGATGATTCTCCTATCTTTGAAAAGATACAAGAAGTGGGGCAAGAATTTGGTGCCACAACTGGAAGAAAGCGCCAGGTGCGATGGTTACATCTTGACGGAGTAATTCAAGCCATGTACATTAATGATGTGACACATCTTATCATTAACAAGATAGATGTTTTGGAGCAAGTAGGAAAATATGGTGTGGTGTTCAATGGAACTCGAACAATGCTTGATACAGCTTCACAATTCAAGAGCTTTGTTGAGGATACCATTCGTTGGCATTACCGTTCCGAGTTGCATGACATCATCTGGTCCACAACACCGGAAGGCGTATGAGAATTATTGCCTATATCCGATGGGCTCTGGGTCGTAGATGGATGAGCAATCGTGTGTTGTTTGTGAAGTCCATATTGTATCGTGGATTTTCTGTGATGATGACATTTGTGTTCTCCATGATGTTGACAAAAAATTTACAAATTAGTGTGAACATTTCATTACTTGACATGGTACTTAAAACGTTGTTATATTTCATATTCGAAGTGAATTGGAATAATTTAATCAAGAGGATGTAGTATGAATGGTAAAGGTGATGCACCAAGACCTTTAAGTGTTAGCCAGAAACAATTTGAAGATAACTGGGAGCGCATTTTTCATTCCAAAGAAAAGAAATTGGAACAGAAGCGAGCCGAGTTGCAAGCTGATATAGATAAGGTGAGACAAAAATTAGATGAATTAATCATAACATCACAGGAGAAGGGATTATATGATGCACCCCCAGGAAGTGAAGTTGACACAGGAATCCATCCCAGAGTGGATGAAGATGGCAACACAATTGAGCACCCAGCATGTTGAAGCACTTAAAGAACAAGCAGAACGTCAAGGAGTAAGATATGCCACATCCGCATAAGAATCGTCCCAGAAAAGGACGCAGAAAGGTAGGAAGTAAGAAGCGTAAAACCCGTAGAAATAGGAGAAAGTAATAATGGGAATGTTTAGCTACATCAAGGAACACACTCGGAAAATTACCAAGAAAAATGGTACCAGCAAAAAGGTTCGTGTGAAGTCCACTTATAAGCCAAAGAAGGTTAAGAAAAAGTAGGGCTTGACTTTTTGTGGGAAATGTATTATATTTCAGTATGACTTCAAGTGAGGTGTTATGCCACATCAAGTTGGGTACTGCTGTATCAATCTCACATTAGGCAAAGAAAAGATTACCACTGGAAGGACGTTACGCCAGGCTTCATTCAAGCAGGACACGAAGCTGCAGCGTACGTCCTTGCTGGCTTTGCAGAATGCCACAGATTTGGTGAAGATACTGAAGTGGAACGAGGATAACAATGTACGCGTGTTCCGAATTGGCAGCAACATCTTCCCTTGGAATTCGGAATATGAAGTGAATCAATTGCCTGATTATTCTCTTATCCTGGAATATCTACATCTGGCAGGTCAAATCATTAAACAATCTGGACAACGGGTGAGTTTTCATCCCGACCATTTTGTGAAACTTGGTACATTAAAGGATATCGTGGTTCGCCGTTCCATACATGACTTGAACCATCATGATTGGATCATGAACATGATGGGATTGCCTGCCACGCATTATTATCCACTCAATATTCATGTTGGGATGAACAGAAGCGATGAAACCACAAATCGTTTCATGGAACGCTTTGAAATGTTGAACGCATCAACCAAGGCTAGGTTGGTGGTGGAAAATGATGACAAGGCAAACGCCTATTCAGTAAAGCAACTATATGATATCTATGCTGCCATTGGCACACCCATCACGTTTGATTATTTTCATCACACATTTCATCCTGATGGATTGTCAAGCAAAGAAGCTGCTATCATGGCATCTGAGACCTGGGATTACAAGCCATTGTTTCATTACAGTGAAAGCAAAAACTTGAATGAAAGTGTTCAAGGTAATCCCCGAGCACATTCCGATTATGCTCTATTGACATTGGATGATTACGGACTAAATATTGACGTTGACTTGGAAACGAAAGCAAAGGAACTGGCCTGGACACTATACGAGAGGAATAGACATGACAAAATGGTATCGTAATATCAAGAAGGGAAAGTTGGGTGGGATTTGCGCAGGATTAAGTGAGATGTGGAATGTAGATGTGACCTTGATACGGTTTGCATGGTTTCTGATGATTTGGACACCAGTGCCTGCCGTGATTGGATATGTTATAGCATGGTTCATTGTACCAGACAAGGAGGAGATCCATGCTGACAACATTAGCACTCGCACTACAACTACAAGCTCCGCTGGTAGTAAAGAATTTCTTGCCGGGTAAAACACTCAGAGATACTACAAGAAATTACATTGTAATACACAATGATGGCGCCAGTTTAAGTGCCACGGCAACACGCGCCATCTTGAAAAGAAGAAGATTGTCCTATCATTATTTCATTTCTCGAACAGGAGAAATACATCAATGGAAAGATTTGACACAGAAGGCGTTACACGCAGGAGTTTCGAAATGGAATGGAATAAGCGATTGGAATATTTTCAGCATCGGTGTATGCTTACAAGGGACAAACTTTTTACCATACACGGAAGAGCAATATCAGGCCTTGAAAATATTAGTGAATTATATTAACTTTAGATATCCGGATAGCAAAGACAAACCAATTCTGGGTCATTCAGATGTTGCCTATCCGAAAACACGAAAGAAAGACCCAGGTGAACATTTTCAGTTATGGAGAATATACAATGACATTACCTACGACACCAGCCGACAAGTTAAAGCTCCTTGATGCCTTGAAGGAAATTTCTGCGAGCATGGCCAGAGTGGAAGCAGAACGTGATTTGATGAAGAATGTGAAAAGTGATATTTGTGATGACCTTCAATTGAATAGAAAGGTGTTGAACAAGTTGGCTCGCACCTATCACAAGGGCAACTTCAGCGAGGAAGTTGAGCTTCACAAGGATTTTGAAACACTTTATGAAACGGTGACCAAGAAGGTATCTTGATATGATGATAAAGCTGGATTTCAATGATGTATTGATTGTTCCAAGATTTTCTCAAATCACTTCTCGTAGTCAAGTGGAAGTGGAAACAACAATACAAGGCAAGTGGGGTGCAAAAATTCATGGAGCACCCATCATTGCTGCCAACATGGATGGTGTTGGAACCTTCAGTATGCATCATGCCTTGAAGAAATTCGGCGCCTTCACAGCCATTACCAAACATCATGCCTTGGCTGAATGGGTGGAACAGAAGGATGTAAGTCATGCTTTCATCACAATAGGCATGAATCGTGAAGAGCTCATCAAAGCTCAAGACATTGTTCGTGTTTGGAAGGATAGAGTAGATAATTTTACACCTAAAATTGTCATTGATGTGGCAAATGGGTACATGAATCCCTTCTATTCCTTCATTGCTGAAGTGCGAGATGCCATTCCTGATGCCTTCATCATGGCAGGAACCGTGGTGACACCCGAAGCAGTTGAAAATATTTTACTTCGAGGTGCCGATATGGCACGGGTTGGCATTGGAACCGGCGCGGTATGTACCACTCGGCGTGTGGCAGGTGTGGGATATCCTCAATTTTCCGCCTTGCAAGAGTGCGTTCCAGCCGCAAAAGCGGTTGGAGGTGGTGTGCAAAGTGATGGAGGATGTGTTTTTCCCGGAGATTTCTCAAAGGCCTTGGCTGCAGGTGCAGAAATGGTGATGGCAGGCAGTATTTTTGCTGGTCATGATGAGTCGGAACAAGAAATTCACGATGGAAAAGTCACTTTTTATGGGATGAGTAGTCATGCAGCTCAGAAAAAACACAACCAGGTGAAAAATTATCGAGCTTCCGAGGGACGAGTGGTGCAAATTCCTTACAAGGGCTTGGTGGAACACACTATTGCTGACATTTTAGGTGGAATTCGTTCAACGTGTGCCTACATTGATGCAAAAAATGTTTCAGAAATGAAGGACAAGGCACAATTCATTCAGGTGAACCGACAATTGAACACTAGTTTGGAAAATTACACCATTCGTTAAGACAATTTCACCAAACAACATCCCCTACTTGACAAAAGTGGGGGATTTTGTTATATTACAACATAACCAGGAGGAAACATGGAATCAATTTTTCTTGAATTGGCAAACACCAGTAGTCGTTTAGAAAAAGAAGCCATCTTAAAGAAGCATCACGCCGATGAAACATTGAAGCGTGTGTTGTTTCTTGCTCTTGACCCGTATACACAATTCTACATTCGTAAAATTCCTCAATATGAGCAAATTGGTAATACTGATATTGGAATAGAAGAATCATTGAATCAGCTGCATCTGTTGTCTAGTAGGACAATAACCGGTAATGCTGCCATTGGACATTTGAAAAATGTGTTGTCTAATTTGCCTGCTGAAAAAGCCAAGGTGATTGAACGCATCATTGAAAAGGATTTGAAGTGTGGTGTGTCTGAAGCCACGGTGAACAAGATTTGGCCTGATTTAATTCCCACTTATCCCGTGATGTTAGCATCTGGCTTTGATGAAAAGATTATGAACAAGATGACCTATCCTGCCTATGTCCAATTGAAGTTGGATGGGATGCGGTTCAACGCCATTGTGCAGAATGGCAAGGTGGATTTCCGTTCCCGCAATGGTAAGAGCATTGATTTGTTGGGAAATCTTGAACAAGAATTTCTCTCACTGGCAGGTGAGCTGCCTGTGGTGTTTGATGGTGAATTGATTGTTCGAGAAAAGAATGGTTCCATCATGAATCGTCAGAAGGGTAATGGTATTTTGAACAAGGCGGTGAAGGGCACCATCTCTGATAAAGAAGCTAGCATGGTGGAGGCTGTGGTTTGGGACATCATCATGCTACAACACTTCAAGGATGGAGAATCCAAGATGCCATATGAAATGCGTTTCCAGATGCTTGAAGACCTGGAAATGCCTGAGCGACTATCATTGATTGAAAACATTGAAGTGGCCTCTGAGGATGAGGCCCATCATTTGTTCGAGGAATATTTCTCCAAGGGTGAAGAAGGCATCATTCTCAAGGACATCACTAAAGGCTGGGAAGATAAGCGAGTGAAGCATCAGGTGAAGTTCAAGGGAGAATTGGAGTGTGACTTGCTGTGTGTGGATTGGCAAGAAGGCACTGGTAAGAATGTAGGCAAGTTGGGTGCCTTGGTGTTGGAATCCTCAGATAAACTAGTGAAAGTGAATGTGGGTTCTGGTTTCACTGATGAACAACGTGATAAATACACCATGAACAACACGGTAGGAAAAATTGTTGCTGTGAAATATAATGCAAAAATTCAGGATAAAAAGACTGGTGAGTTCAGTTTATTTCTTCCTGTGTTCATTGAACTTCGTGAGGATAAGGATGTGGCCGATTCTTTATCTTCCATCAAGTAGGAGGGAGTATGACCAAGCATGATGAGTATTTTCAAGAAGTAGATGATAGAATCAGGTATTTTGTCACGGACATGGACGAAGAACTAGACAATATTGAACGATTAGTACGTGGAAACGAGTCTGCTGTACTACTTCTTCAATGGGTACGAGACACAATGCAACGTGTCGCAGAAAACTACGAAAGATAAATAAAAATATGCCAACATATGAATATCGCTGTGAAAAGTGTGAGCATTATTTCACAAGAAATGTAAGTATCTCTTCCATGTACGTGCCAGAGGAGGAACCATGTACTAACTGCGGTGAAGTTGCAGTCAAAAAGGTAATCATGACTGCCCCTACTCTCGGTGACCCTGTTCGTCTTGGTATTCGACGACCTGACAATGGATTCAAAGAGGTCTTACAAAAGATACATGATAAAACTCCAGGCTCCACACTTAAAAACAACAGCAGTTACATCTAAGGACTCTCCGTCCATAATCAATCCCGGTAGGGCAATTGCCCGCCGGGATTTTTTTACCTTCAACCTAGCGAGTGTTTTATGTCACGCAAAAAGCGCCTGAAATTGGTTACTTCACAAACTTACATTGTCCAAGAGGAACAAGAATCCAAACACAAAATCAAACTCGCAGATTTAAAAGAAATTTGGGCCCTAACAGAAAATCAGGAAAATTTTTTCAATTACTATCGAAAAGGACATAAAGCCATTCTGTGCCATGGCGTGGCAGGCACAGGTAAAACATATATCGCCATGCACAGCGCCTTCAAGGAAATTTTAGAAAATTCAGGATATAAAAAAGTTGTGATTGTTCGTTCTGCTGTACCATCCCGAGACATTGGATTTCTTCCAGGCAACGAGAAGGAAAAAGTGGAAGTGTATTCACAACCCTACCAAGAAATTTGTTCTGACTTGTTTCCACGATTTGGAGAAAGTGCTTATAACAAGTTGAAGGAACAAAGCCTTATCCATTTCATGGTCACCTCTTATGTTCGAGGATTAACCTTGGATAATTGTATTGTGATTGTGGACGAGGCCCAGAACATGAATGACATGGAACTGAACAGCATCATGACCCGAGTAGGTCAAAATACTAAAATCATCTTCTGTGGTGATTTCCGACAAACCGATTTACAGAAGCGAAATGATTTATCAGGGTTGAAAAAGTTCATGGCCATTGCCAATCATATGCCATCATTCCGGCATGTGGAATTTGAAGTGGAAGATATTGTTCGAGGACCATTGGTGAAAGAGTACATCATTGCACGATTGGCTTGTGAGGAGATGTTGATAGCCTCTTGACAAATGTGGAAAGTGATGTTAATATTATAGTATGAAAACATTTCTCAGAAATCCAATATTAATAGAAGAATTACAAGCCACAACAGGCACGGATGGGAATAGAGTATATCATACACCAGATGGTAAACTCTATCCCTCCGTGACCACAGTGCTTTCTGCCCACACCAAGAAAGGCATCTTGGAATGGCGTGAGCGTGTGGGTGAAGAAGAAGCCAACCGTGTGTCCAGAAAGGCGGCATTTCGTGGTACTAGATTTCACACCATGGCGGAAAAATATCTTCAGAATGAATTGTCTGGTGGTGATTTCTCTTTGATGGATTACGAGATGTTCAAAGTGGCACAACCTGTGTTGGATAGAATTGATAACATTCGTGCACAAGAATCCACGTTATGGTCACATCATCTACGCTTGGCAGGACGAGTGGATTGCATTGCCGAGTTTGATGGCAAGTTAAGCGTCATTGACTTTAAAACGGCACGGCGAGAAAAAGATGAGGAGCATATTCAACATTACTATATGCAAGCCGCTGCCTATGCCATCATGTTCGAGGAACGAACAAAAATTCCCATCAATCGTCTTGTAATTGCCATTGTGGTGGAAGATGGATTTATGCAAGTGTTTGAAAGCCGTAGAGACAAGCATGTAAATAGTTTGTTATATTATCGTGACTTGTATGAGGCGTTTAACAAGTAAAATAGTATCGTAGGATGATGATAAATAGTAGTGTAGGATGGTAGTAGATTGCTTGAATAGAAACTTTTCTTGGACAGGGGTTCGACTCCCCTCACCTCCACTTGATGTATCGTAGTGTTTTGGGGGTGCTTGGTTTCGACAGGGATAGAAGTACAGGATAGAGCTACCCGAAAGGCGACTGCCGTAAGCAGAGCAAAAAATTTAACAGGCGCATATAACGCAC